TCTTGAACTAGCTTCATAGAAAGTTCAGGTATTGCAAAAGTTTGTTCTTCAAAAGGAAGTGGCATCCCTGATCCAACAACTCTGAAAAGTTCCATTTCAAAAACATCACCATTTGCACGTTTTTGCCCAAGGCATAATTGCCTATGCTCAGGGAAAATTGTTGAAGCTGATCCAATTGATATTTCACTTACACCTGCATGTGCTGAATTTGTGTGAAATCTCGCTGTATCACCTTCAGTCATTGCAACTGTTCCTGAACCACCTGTTAACTCAACACCTAATCCAACAACTTCAGTTGGTGAACCGCTTGTGATTGTGATTGCAGAAGCAAGAAGTTCAAGATCTTCACTTTGAAAAGCCGCTTCATTTGTTGCCCCAAGTTTTTTAAATTCAAGATCAGTAAGACCATAAACATTAACAGTTGTTGCTGAAACTGCTTTGATAATGTAAACACCATCTTTAAGATCTTCTTCTGAACCTGCCTTGATTGTAACAGTTGCAATTCCTGTTGTTGCATCAATAACTGATTCATTTTTTACGTTTGTTGGCGTGTTAATTGAACCTGTTTCACTTGCTGCTGTTTTTTCAACACTTGCCCCAAGAAAAAGTTCAAACATAAAATCAGGCATTGATTTTACTGTTGCGCTCCACTCACTTGAGATTGTTTTACTTTCAACTGCCCAAGCAAACTTGTTTGAACCACCAAATAATTCTTCAAATTCACTAGATAGGGTCATTGTTCCCCCACCTAAAACTTTTAAAATTCCATAAGGTAAACCATCGGAAATTCTAAAAGGGCAAATTGAATGAATACCATAATTAATTCTGTTGTAACCATAACTCATTTTTTACCTTCCTATTTAATAACTTTTTCTGTTTTAAGATTATCCAAAAAAACTTGGGGAACTTCAATCTTTTCACCTTTTTTGATTTCAATTCTATGTTCATTACAAACAATTGTGAAATCTCTAAGGGGATTAATTTTTTTCATTCCCTTTGCTGATTCAGTTTCATCCTCTTCTTTTCTTCTGTACTCAAAACCCATTTTTTTCTCCTTTCCATCAATTCGCTGTTACTGAAGCTTTAACATTTATGCCAATTGTTAGAATTACATTTTTACGATCAAAAGGAAACGCATCAGGCTTAAGGCTTGCCATTTGAGGTTTTGCATAATTCCGAAATACATCAGAATTTTTTATGATAACCTGCTTTAATGCCCTTCTATATCGCAAAAGTTTATACATTGTATTTGATCTTGTTTTTTCCCCTTTATCAAAAGTTGCAACTTGAAAAGTAATTGTAACATCTTCAATAAAATTTTCAGTGTTGGCTTCCCTGATAGGCGTATCAACTAAACCAAACATAACGAAAAAACCTTTATAATTTAGTATTCTTGAATCAAGTGTTTCATGTATGTATTTTGATTCAGGAATATTTTCAATGAAAAGTGCATCACCTTTAACAGAATTTTTTTCTGCGTTGATTGCATCAATTTCAGTGTTTAACTTTTCTTTGAAAAGTTTTTCAATATCTTTAATCATTTCTTCTTCATCATAAATCATAATTAACCTTAAAAAGTTTTTAAAACTTCACCTGTTAAAAGTTGTTCAACGTGATCATCAATTATTTTTAACCATCTTTCCCTTCTTCCATTTATGTTTGAATCAGAAGAACGATCAGCAGGCCCACCATCAATAAATATAAACTTTCTTTGGGGCATTTTTGATCTAGGTTCATCACTTTGATGATACTTACCATAAGGCACTGATGAACCAATATTCAATTCTTTTCTACCTAAAAAATAAATAGAATATTTGTGGCTTGCTGATACAGTTGAATCCCTTAAATCCCCTGTTTCACCAAATAAAATTGGATTCCAAGCATGTTTATTTCTTCTTTCTTTTTCTGCTTCCGCACGATCCCTTTTAGTTTGAGATCCAAAGCCGCTTGGGGCAGAAAAATTAAATCCCCCCAACGGATTATAAAGCCCTTCTGACTGCAAAGTGAAAAGCTTTTTTTGGGATCTATAAAAATCTGATGTTATAACTCTAAAAGGTATTCTGAAATCATTGGTTTGTTCCCCCAAAGTATCTAAAGCCTTTTGAAAGGCTTCAACATTTTGTATGCTCCAATCAAAATTTGTAGAAACTGATGCCATATTTTACCAATTATCAGCGTTTTTCTTAAACACTGATTCAGAAGTTGATAGTATTGATATTTGATTTTTTTGTGTTGCTGTTCCATTGTAATCAGAATCAGGTAAAATCAAAGACGGTGTTGGCTGTTTTCCCTTCTTGTCTATTGATGGTGCAATTGATTCTAAAAGCATGTTGGCTTGCTTACACCAACTTGGCTTTTTATCTGCTTCAGAATAATTATTTAAAATATCATCAACAATGCAGGCAACTTTATACATTTCAATTTGCTTTAATATATTAAAAGAATTTGGTGAATCAGCTTCAGTTATTGGCAAAGTATATAATGCAGAAATCTTTGCATTTATAATTGAATGTGCATTTAATAAAAAAAGATCAAGTTCATCATCGCTAACTGCTGCTTCATCATTATCTGCAAAATCCCTGAACATTGATTTAACTTCTTCTTTTGTTGCATAACTCATAATTGCCTTTCCTTCCCAATTTCTTCATAGTTAAGTTTAAATTCAATCATACTTATCTTTGCACCTAAGTCATTTCTAACATCGTGAATTGATGTTCTATTTGATTGCGTAAAGGAATCTAATCTTTCAATTGCCTTTTCATTTGTTTTAACTGTTTTTGAATCAAGTGCTTGATTTGTTTTTAGTTGATTTATCCCATTAGAAATTCTAACTAATACAATATAATTTCCTGTTGCAATTATAACTAAAATACCACTAACAATTGTTAGCACTATATAAAAAAATTCTGCTGATAAAGGAGTCATTTATTTTTTCCTTGAGTCGTAAACTACTTCAAAAAAATCTTTATCTAAAAAAGTTTTTTCGTTGTAAATTCTTTTTCCTTTTATTATCTCATTGCACTGTAATTGTACCTCACTGTATACGTTTCTAAAAGTTATTGCCGCTAACTCAAAGCAATAAAAAGCAGTTCCATCAGGGTTAAAAAGATAATCATAAGGAATTCCCTTTAACTTCAAAGCTAATTTTTGTACTTTAGTATTGAAGTCTGCTTTATCTCTTATGAAATTAGGCTTGCAGATAACAATTTCATCTTTTGTTGTCATAAACGTAACCAAATCCGTGAACACTACACCTTCTGCTGTTGCTTCCATAACATAAAAAATTTCTTCTTCTTTCATTCTACCAACAAAAATTCCTGCGTGTTTCATCTTTGCAGGATTTATTATGTTGGAGAGTTCCCCCCTAGTTTTAGTTAGTAATACAGTTCCGATTTCAATTTTAGATCTTAGTCTATAATAATCTTCACCATTAATTAACTTATGCGTAAACGGATAATGAAGCTTGCCCCAAAAAATTATAAAGGGTCTGGCAAGGGAGAAAAACCAATCGTAAAATCTTATCATATATACCTTTCAATCGTTATGATGGAATTATAAACTGCCGCCATAATTCCGTTCGCACCGCCCGCAAAACGGAATTTAATATTTACATTTGTATTTGCAGTTGCAGTAAATTCGTATTTTAAATACGATGGGATTAGTTGATCAGTTCCAAAAACTCCTGCACCTGCTGCATCTTTTGATTCTTGTCTATGAATTCTTACTACTTGATTATTTATAAGAAGTTCCCCAACAAAATCTTGTGAAGTGCTGTTTGTTGACCATTGATAATTTACTAATATTATATATTTTCCGCTGTGCTTGAATATCCTTGTAAGGTCAATTCTATTTATTGGAATAGTAGTTAAATTTTGTGTGTCAGAATTATCTTGCTCGCTTGACCTATCCAAGTAGCTTGCAATTGCCGAATCAAAATCTGATATTGTTGAAGCAAGTTGTGTTCCAGTATGATTATCTCTTTTCGTTGCATCTATATTAGGCACATTTCCAAGCGATATTTTTTCTTTTGTAATTAAATGTGGATTTGATTCTTGTGTGTGATTTGCAATTTGCTGATTAATAAATGTTTTATCATTTAAAACAGAAAAATCAATTGTGAATGTGGAATCATCATCTCTTTTAAAAGTTGCAATACCTTCAGAATTAATTAAACCTGATTCAATTCTTGCTGCATTTGTATCATCTAAATAATTTTCTAAATCTATAATCTGTATATTTCCGCTTTCATCTAAATATCTTAATTCATTCCCCACCTTTACAAGACTTGTAAGTGCTTCATCTTGTAGGGCAGAATCAGCTAAAAGCCC